CAGGAACTGTACTAACAAACACTAACATTGCTTCAGCAACAGCTTCAACTGCGGCTAATGCAATGATTGATAGTTTGTTTGATGCGGCTAAAGCTTTGGATGCAAACTACGTTCCAAAAGAAGGTAGAAAAGCGTTCATCAAATTAGAAGAGTATTACAAACTAGCTAACGGTACTAATGTAGTTAACGTTGACTTCTCTGGTCAAGGTTCAATTGCAGATGGTAAAGTTATGAGAGTAGCAGGAATTGAATTAATTCCAACTGCACACTTTGTAAACTCTGCTATCACTGCGGCTCCAGAAGCAGGTTCAGCAACTGCGGGTGGTTCAAACCCTCAAGCTGTTGATTTATCAAACTACGTATGTTTGGTATCTCATCCTTCTGCTGTAGGAACTGTAAAATTAATGGATTTGGCAGTCGAGTCAGAATATGATATTAGACGTCAAGGAACATTGATGGTAGCTAAGTACGCTATGGGTCACGGAGTATTAAGACCTGAAGCGGCTGTAGGAATTAAAGAAGCTTAATAGCTTAACTTTAATCTTGAAGTGGCGGGGGCGCGAGAGTTAACCCGCCATTTCTTTTTATAAATTTATAGGAGATTATGACTACACAAATTACACCAACAACTGAGTTACAAGCGATAAACATTATGTTGTCTGTTATCGGTGAGGCTCCAGTTAACTCAATTACAGGCACTACATCAGTTGATGTCTCTACAGCAAAAAATATTTTAGATGAAACTTCTATGTCAATTCAATCTCAAGGATGGCATTTTAATACTCACGAAAATTACAAAAATTTAGCATTAGACCAAGATAACAAAATTCCTTTACCTTCAAATTGTGTTAAAGTTGATGCAAGTAAAAATTTTAGATATATAAATGTAACGCTTAGAAATGGTTTTCTTTATGATTTAGAAAAACATACAGATGTTTTTACAATAGTACCTGAAGTTGATATAGTTTTAGTGCAACAATTTGAACAACTTCCAGAATATGCAAGACAATACATCACACAAAAAGCTTCAAGAAGATTTGCTTCAAGATTTCTTGGTGATACTGAAATTGTTAAATTAATTGCTAATGATGAAAATGAAGCTTTAATGGCATTTCACCAAGCTGATAGTCAAGAAGCAGATGTTAATATATTAGAAGGTGATAGTAATACATATTCAATAATTAATAGACCAACTAGAAGGACTTATTAATGGGTGGTGTAGTATCACAGAGTATTCCTAATTTTCTGAATGGTATCTCACAACAAACACCAACTCAGAGAGGTATTAATCAAGGGGAAGAACAGATAAATTTACAAAATAATATTGTAGATGGTTTATCTAAAAGACCTTCTTTTGATTATGTTGCAACTTTAGATGCTACAAATGTATTTCCTAATACAGTTAAATTTTGGTCTATACAAAGAGATTCAAACAATCAATATATGGTTGTTTTTTATAATGGTGGTGTAAAAGTTTATGATTTACAAGGTAATGAATTACCTGTTACTATTGCAAGTGGCGCAAGTTATTTAACATCTAGTAATCCAAAATCAGATTTTAAATTAGTTAATATTGCCGATTATACTTTTATTGCTAATAAATCTAAAACAGTTTTAGCAGACACTACTACTAGTGCGGCAAAAATAGAAGAATTTTATATTAATGTTATATTAACTAATTACGGTAGAGAATATACTATAGAATTAAAACATCCTAATATGTCTTATGGTATAAAAGCATCTTTACAAATGCCTACAGGTTCTAATTTAACACATGATGCTAACTATAGAGATACATCACATGTAGCTGATATATTATTTAAGGGGGAATCTAGTGCATATTGGGATAGTTCATCTTCAGCTTCTTTTGCATTAACAAGAACAGACACAGGTGCTACACTAACTACAGCACAAGGTATAGGAACATATTCAGGTGTTACAAGTTATTTTAATATGACACTATATCCTTCAGTAATACGGGGAGTAGTAATTGACAACAATGCTAATTATGAATTAGAAACCAGTGATGGTGAAGGTAATAATGGTATGTATTCTGTCAGAGATGAAATAGTTGATTTTACAAAACTTCCTTATCATGCAAGCACTGATACTAAAATTAAAGTAACTGGTGATGAAGGTGATACATTATCTGATTATTGGGTTCAATATCAATCAGATGGTTTATGGAAAGAAACTATAGCGCCTGATGTTAGTCTTGGATTAAATAATTCAACAATGCCACATGCATTAATAAATAACAATGATGGTACATTTACTTTTCAAGAAATAGATTGGAACGATAGATTATCAGGTGATGGTATAACAAATGCAAATCCTAGTTTTGTTAATAATAAAATTAATAATTTAGTATTTTATAAAAATAGATTAGGAATATTAGCAAGAGATAATTTAATATTTTCTGAAAATGCTGAATTTTTTAATTTCTTTTCTAAAACAGTAACTCAAGTTTTAGATACTGACCCTATTGATATAGCGGCATCAGGAACTGAAGTTAACACATTGTTTGATAGTGTTGCATTTAATGAAAGTTTATTATTATTTTCTGAAAAAGCTCAATACAAATTAGGAAGTGTTGGAGAAAGTTTAACACCCACAAGTGCTGTTTTGAATGAAGTATCAGCATTTGAGTTTAATACAAATATTAAACCTGTATCAGCAGGTAAATACGCTTATTTTGGACAAGCTAGAAATAATAACACAGCTATAAGAGAATATTTTGCTGATGATGATACATTAACAAATGATGGTTTAGATATTACAGTTTCAGTACAAAATTTAATACCAACTAATGTTTATCAATTAATTAGTAATACTACAGAAGATACTTTAATTGCATTAGCATCAGACACAGCAGATACACAAACTGCTCCTTATTCAATAGTTTCACCGGTTACTTCTATAAATGGGGGTACTATGTATATTTATAAATACTTTTTTGATAGAGGTGAAAAAGTTCAAACAGCATGGTCAAGATGGGTATTTAATAATGCCAAAATTTTAGGTGGTATGTCTTTTGAAAGTATTGTTTATTTGATGGTTGTTGAAGGTACTAACACAAAATTAATAAAAATTGATTTAAGAAATTTAAAAGATACTACAATAGGTTTTAATGTTTATTTAGATTTAAAAGCAAATGTTACGGGAACTTATGATAGTAATACAAATTTAACAACATTCACTTCACCTTATGGTGTTAAAACAGGTTTAATAGCCGTAGATGCTACAAATGGTAATAACTATGCAATTACTAATACGTCAGGTTCTACATATACATTAGAAGGAAACCATACTAATTTATATATTGGTGTGCCTTTTGCATCTCAATATAGATTATCTCAGCAATATGTTAGAGAAAGTTCTGGTAGAGGTTTAGTAGCTATTACTTCAGGTCGTTATCAAATTAGAAATATATCTTTTAATTATGAAAATTCTGGATATTTTCAAGTTGAAGTAACACCTAATGGTAGAACAACAAGTTATTCATTTATGAACGGATATGTAATAGGGACAGCTACTAGTAAAGTAGGTGTACCTGCAATTAGTTCCGGAACTATTAAAGTACCCGTTTCATGTAGAAATACAGATTTTATTTTAGATATTAAAAGCTCTTCACATTTGCCAATGTATATTGCTAGTGCAGAAGTAGAGGGTTATTATCACAATCGTTCAACAAGGATTTAATAAATGACCAGAGAAAATTATGTTAGACCCGCTATATTAAAAGATGCTTTAGAGTTAGCACCTAGAATACGTAAAGATGATAGAGCTGAGATTAGAGCTTCTAATAATTCATCACCTTTAGAAGCATTAGTATTTCCATTTACGGAACCTAATGGTAAAATTTATAGTATTATAGGAACAAAATCTGAAGGTGTTATAGGAATGTTTGGAGTAGCTAAATGTTCTGAGCCGGATTATGGCGTAGCATGGATGTTGTCTAGTGAAATATTGTTTAAACATACAAAACAATTTATTAAAGAATGTCCACATTGGATAAATGAGATGGGTAAAGGTTATAAATATCTTTATAACTTTGTAGATAAAAGAAATTGGAAGTCACTTAAATGGCTTCAGTATTTAGGTTTTGAACCAAAACAAGAAATAGGTGATTATGGTTTTGGTAA